GTACTTTCAGGTGTTATGATTAATTCATAGTCTTGCATACGAGTTATTCCACTTTCAATAGTTCCTTTCTTTACAGGTTTTATGTTTACTCCTAAGTGTCTTAAATCGGCTATTAGCCTTGGCTCTGCACTATCAGCTATAATAAGTTTGTTATCTACTTTGTCTAATATTATTTTAGCCAATTCATTTGACTTTATACCATTCTTATAGATATGTTCTTTTAAATATATCTTACGCTTCCTTTTATCAATAGCTACTTCTGTAAGACTATCAGGGTCTACACTAAAACCAAAGTCCATTCCACAAGAAGTCTGAAGTCCGTCAGGGTTAAATTCTCCTATGCTCCAATTCTCAAAGACTACTCCTTCTGCTTTGTCTAACCACCCCCCTAAGATTTTGTGCTGATACTTTTTAAAGTTTCTATGCTTTATAGTCTTAATACGCTCTAGGAAGCTCTGTGAGAGGTTATCTTCATTGTCTAGGTATGTACTATGTATATAGCATACATTGTCTCTAATTCCATTAAAACCTGCTTCAACTCCTTTGTCCTCAAAAAAGCGTTTGTATATCCAATGCTCTTTAGTTACAGGATTTAGTATAAGTATAATTCTGTTCTGTATTCCCTTTTCTCTAATACTCAAGTCAATAGTGTCAAAGATATCCTCATCAATAAGTTCTTCAGCTTCATCTAATACCCAAGTGCTTATTCCTTGTAATGATTTTAGACTTGCTGTTTGATTTCCTGCTGATGTCTTAATACCTCTAAATAGAATGTCTGACTTGTTCCCTAAATTAACAACCTCAGCTTTATTTACGCTAAAGATGTTTTCAAAACCTAACAGACTAATCTTTTCTAAGAACTCAGGAATGATTGATAGGTGAGCTGATACCATTGTAAATCTTGTAAACAATACTCTTATGTTCTTAGACATAGTAAGTAAAGTTAAAAAGACTGTAACAGCAAAAGACTTACCTGAACCCCTACCACCTGTTATAATGAAGTATCTAGCGTCAGAATTAAATAGAGGGTTATATTTATTACTCAGTATCAGTTTCTACAAATGTTATTATAGGCATATTGATACTATCATCATTTGTTGTAACATCTACCCTTTGTTGAGGTTTACCATAGAAGTATTCAAAGAACAGCTTGACTGCCCATTGCTCTTTCTTGTCAATACCGCTTTCTAAAGACTTTAAAGCCTTCTCATTCATTGGTGTTAAATTCTCTATTAACTTTTGTTCTGCTGCCTTAGACTTTCGCCCTGCACCCTTTCTAGCACCTCCGTTGTTTATTCGTTTATCCATAATTGAAATAGATTGATTATTCAATCCTTAGTATATAATAGAAATTATTCATATTCATTTGGAAGCATTAGTCTGATACCCAATTCACTTAATGCCCATATCCTTATTTGTTCTGCATATAATTCAAATTCTCCTGTGTTCATTCTTGCTGAACTATTGATAACTTGAAGTCTTACTTGTTTGTCGTTTATCTCTACACTTTGCCATTCACTTGCAAACTTGACCTTCAAACAATCGTGCATTTCGTCAGGGAAGTAACCAAGCTCTGAAGCTAAAGGTTGTACTATACAAGCCCAATAGTAATTGTTTTGCATATTGCTTCTATTGTTTCTTTGTTTCTTAACATCTACTATGTAATCGTTCTCCAATTCTTTTAGATAGTTTATTAGACTTTGCTTATCTTGATTGTTCTTTATTACAAACTTCATTACTTAGTCTTACTTCTTATCTTTTCTGTTGCTCCTTCCCATAGCTTATCTCGTTTCATAGTTAGAGTAGGTTCAGTTCTTTTAAGGCTTGGCATTCCTTCTGTTGGTTCGCTATCCATATACTTACCACATTCGCATAGTGCTTCCTTAGTTACCCATTTACCATCTCGGTAAACTATTGTAGCTTTACCTATTTCCATAGTGTTTCCACATTCGCAACTATATAGTGTCATTGTGTATTCTGTCTAATTCAAAGTGTAAATGGTTGATTGCTTTCCTAATATCTTCAACTCCTTTATCATTGTGTTTGTTCTTGCTTCTTAAAAGATAAGTAACTGCTGTTCCAATATTGTAACTGAGGTCAAAGTTGCTTACTACGTCTTTTGCCATATATCCATTTTTACCTTTATAGTATTTAGGAATATCGTCTAAATCAATTGGTGCCATATTTTCTAGGTTTTTAATTAGTTTATTGTTTTGTTTCATTAGTTAATATTTTTAAAAGTTGGTGTGGTGTATATATTCTACTATCACCTGCATAGTTTTCAAAGATACAAGTAAAGTTATCGTCTTCCCAAGTCCAAAGGCTTCGGACATTCTTTTTAATGTGGTTGTTTAATACCCACTTAATTGTTTTATAAGTTCTTTCCATATCTATTGTTTTAAGTATTGTCTTATTCTACTTTCGCTTAACTTATACATCTCAGCAAGTTCCTTTACGCTTTTACCTTTGCTCTGTAAATACTGACAATATTTTGCTCTCTCTATAATTTCATCACTTTTGATGTCTGTCCATTTATTCTCTTTACTGTTGTAGTTTTTCATTGACTATATTCTTTATAAATCTTTTTTATTCCATCAAAGCAAGTTGAAATACAAGAACCGCAATTCGTTCTTACTCCATAGTTTGTATTGTAAATTGTATTATATGTTTCAATCATTCTCTTTTTAGCTGCTTGGTCTTTTGCTCTACCTGTTTTTAAGTCTTTCCACATATCTAATATTTCATCTACTATTTCCTGTGGTAAAGTATCAGGCGTTTCTACTTCAGTTGTTTTATCCCAATACTTCTGAGGACAATGCTGAGTAGCAATTCTTGCCTTCACTTTCATAAAACAGGTACAAATTTTACAATTTCCTGTTGGTTTAAAATAATAAACACAATCCTTGCAGATAGTTATTCTGTCTTTATAGATTTCGTTAGGTACAAAGAACTTATTCATTTAAAGCTTTTTTAAGTATTTCTCTTACTTTATCTATTGTAGTAAATAAACTGTTTCTACTTATTCCTGTTTTCTTTGCGAGTGAGTCAAGTGTCTCTCCTGAGTAATAAAGCTCAAATATTTTTTTATCGTACCAAGTTTGCTTATCTAATACTTTATCTATTTCTTCAAGCTTTTCCCATTTGTAATTGTCTTCTGTTTCTTCAGGTAAATTATAAATACTATTATGAAAAGCGTTCTGACTACAGCTTGGTGTATAAACCCCTACTAAATTTGTGTAGTATTTTTTATACTTATAGTAAAAAGGACTTCTTACACTTGTTAAGCTTCTTTTCAATACAACAGCTCCATATCCTTTAATTCCTTTTAAACCATCTTTTTCATAAATGTCCTTTAAAGTCTGAGGGTTCATCTGAAGGAAGTATATCATAAGTTCCTGAACAGCGTCATTAATAGCTTCTTCATCTTGCGTTATACCATAACACATATTTCTAAAGAAAGAACTTAGCTTAGATATTTCAGCATATATCTCAGTCATTTATTTGTTCTAAAGCGTCAATTTTATCTGTTACATCATAAACCATTTCATCTAAGACAGTTTTATAAGCTCTAAGAGTAGCTGAGTTGCTTTTTGTTTCTAACCCTGCAAAGAAACCATTTGTAGCTACTGATAAGTTTATTGGAATAATCATTAGCCAATCGTACCAATTGTTTTCTTTAACTCCTTTACCATAATTATTATGATATTCAACTATGATTTCAACTACATCTAAGTAATTATTGTATCTACTCTTTGTACTTACTTCTTTTGAAAACTCTGTACACATTAAAATATATGTATCTATTATTGTCTTATGTTCCTCACTTGCATATATCGGTTCTATCATACGCCAAACTTAATAAAAAAGTTTACTCAATTCCTTTTTCTTTTTTTAACTTATCAACAAGTGATTTGTAATAACTTATCTTTTCCTCGTATTCTACCCTTGAAATCTTTAAAGTTGTTCTAGCTAAAAATTGTAATTCTTCAGCTTTGCCTTCTCCATACTTCCCATCTAATGCTAGACTGAACTTATACTGTTCACCCCAAGCATAGACGTTACACTTAACACATTGGACTTGACAATTTTCTTCATCAAATCTTGTAGACAAATGTTTCCTAGACTGAAAGTGTCCGTTCTGCATACCTTCTTTATAGTGTCTAACTATTCCACAAGTGAAGCATTGGCACATTCCGTATTCGTTAGCTTCCCTAAGTCTAATGTAAAGACTGAACCACTTGTCAAGTTCCTTTTTTAATTTACTGACTGTCTTTTTCATAGTCCACAAAATCCGCTATCACATTCTTCAAAATCTTCAAAAGATAATTCTATCTGTGGTTTGTATTCTAATATCTCTTTATAAGTGCAATCTTTTCTAAAAGTATTAGGTGAGTTTTCAGCTTCTATATTTGCAAACCATTCCATTTTGTTTTTATGTTCTTGGCTCATCTTATTTAAAAAAACAGGGTTTCTGTGAAAACACCCTACGCAATTATTATAATATCCATCAGCAAACGATACTTCTTTATTCTTTTGCCAATAGTTAAAAATAGTATCATTGTTTATGTTAGCAGGTATTAAAGGAAAAGTGGGTATTCTCCATTCTACCATTCCCCACCTGTTTCTGTTTCCTGTTTTACTTTTACCTATTACTGCTTTCATCTCATCAACTCCATCAGCATTAAGTTTATCTATAACTCTTTTTGCTCTATTCATTTCTGTAGCTCTAAAACCTATACGCATTTCTACTATTTCGTTTATCTCTTTTTGCCACCATTCAAATATTGGTTTCATTTTCATTTCAGTAGTGCAGTATCTAGTCATTAAATTTGGCAAATAATGTTTTCCGTTCTTACCTTTATTCCAATCCCCATTTATTATTTCATCAAAAGTTTTAGGACTTAGCCAAGTTATTTCTTTACCTATAAATTGTTC